TCGACTTACCAGTCGGGTCTCAGGCAAGGACGTAAAATTTACTACTGTAGTAATGCCCGTTCTTTGTTGGTAATACAGAATTCCAACCTCCCACCCCAAATATTAAGAGTAATCTACCATGAGAGACCAATTAATTAAAGCACTCTTAGCACATGCTCAAGGAGATATACAGAAGCATGTTGCAAATGTAGAGGTTTATTTAAATAATCCTGTTGGTATTGGAGAGCACTCTAATGTTGTAGAAGCAATGGAAGAAGAACTAAATATGATTGCTAAATATCAAGATCAAATAGATGTAATTAACAAGTACTTTAAGCACAAATGAATAAAGGAAAGTTAAAAGTTCTAGTCATGGCTCTTAAAGAGATTGTGGCAGAGTTGGAGTCGGAAGTTTATTCTGATGTTGATTCTTATAAGCAAGAGAATTATGAACAGAATGCGGGCCCTTTAGCAGACTATGATGAAGTATTCGAGGATGATGAATGACTGTAAAACTTGTTAGTGTTACTCCTGATGCGGAGCAACTCATGGCATATATTGCCAGAGTATCTAATCCATCTAATCAGGACAATGAAAAGTATGCAGGACTCTTAAAGTACTGTATCAAGCATAATCATTGGAGTGTCTTTGAGCAGTCTACTATGACTCTTGAGATAGAGACTACTCGTGCTATTGCTGCACAGATATTAAGACATAGAAGTTTTACTTTCCAAGAGTTCTCGCAGAGATATGCAAGCAGTAATGATCTAGGTGATATTAATTTACCAGAACTTCGTAAGCAAGATTTAAAGAATCGTCAAAACTCTACTGATGATTTAGATCCTAATCTAGTTGATAAATTTGAACGTCAGATGATCACTCTCTTTAGTTCTGCAAAGAGTCTTTATACTCAGATGTTAGATGCAGGAGTTGCTAAAGAGTGTGCTAGAATGGTATTACCACTTTGTACTCCTACCAGAATCTATATGACTGGTTCATGCCGTTCTTGGATACATTATATTAATCTAAGATCTGCTCATGGTACTCAGAAAGAACACATGGTGATTGCAGAGGCATGTAGGAAGGTGTTTACTGAACAATTTCCTTCAGTGTCTGAAGCTCTTGATTGGGTTTCCTAAATAATTGTAAACCTTATTGTATTCATATGGCAACATACCCTGTCGTTAATCAGAAAACTGGTGAACAGAAAGAAGTAGCAATGAGTGTCACTAAGTGGACTCAATGGTGTGAAGATAATCCTGATTGGATTAGAGACTGGTCAGACCCTTCTACTATGCCTGGTACTGGAGAAGTTGGAGAGTGGAGAGATAAACTTGTGAATAAGAATCCTGGATGGGGAGAAGTCCTCAACAAAGCTCAAAAATCTGGAGGTATCTCTGGAAGATTAGCAAGTAAAGGATCTTATGAATCTTCAACTCAATCTGCTTTTGATGTAGACTAAGGAATATGCCAAGAAAGAAAAAGAACGGTGACCAACCTATTGGAGTAGGCTTAACGGCTAAGCAAATGAAAAGAAAAAAACCAATTAATACTGATCTGATGAGGGACATTGAGCCTCTCACTGATAATCAGAAACTATTATTTGATTCTTATGCAAGTGGTAAGAATCTTGTTGCCTATGGTGCAGCAGGAACTGGTAAGACCTTTATCACTTTGTATAATGCTCTTCAAGATGTATTGGATACCACAACTCCATATGAAAAAATCTTTATTGTAAGATCACTTGTTGCTACTAGGGAGATTGGATTCTTACCTGGTGATCATGATGATAAGTCATTACTCTATCAGATTCCTTATAAGAATATGGTAAAGTATATGTTTGAGATGCGTACAGAAGCTGATTTCCAAATGCTGTATGCAAACTTGAAGACTCAGGGAACAATTGATTTCTGGAGTACTTCATTCATTCGTGGTACTACATTTGATAATGCTATTATTATTGTAGATGAATTCCAGAACTTGAATTTTCATGAGTTAGATAGTATAATAACAAGGGTAGGAGAGAACACCAAGATAATGTTCTGTGGTGATGCTACTCAGACTGACCTTCTTAAACAGAATGAAAGAAATGGTATCAGTGATTTCATGAGAGTTCTAAGAATAATGCCATCAGTTGACATTATTGAATTTGGTGTGGAAGATATTGTTCGTTCAGGACTCTGTAAGGAATATTTAATCTCAAAACTGGAACTTAATTTATGACCTTTGAGCATTGTAATTTTCTTGGTGATATTGAATTAGAAAAGAAAGAAACTCCTGGTTGTAGACTTTATCAAGTCCCTTCTGGAGAGTGGGTTCCTTCTATTACTTCAGTAACATCTTTTTATAATCGTGATATCTTTATCAAGTGGAGAAAGAGAATAGGTATTGAAGAAGCAAATAAGATTACTAGGAAAGCTACTGCTCGTGGAACTGATTTTCATGAGGCAGCACAGGCATATCTAGAGAACAAAGAACTTAACTGGGATGATTATAGACCAGCAACTAAGTTCATGTTCCATCATGCAGCACCATATCTGGATAAGATAAATAATATACACGCTATAGAAAGAACCCTTTACTCTGAGTACCTTGGTCTTGCAGGTAGAGTTGATTGTATTGCGGAGTACGAAGGCGAGTTAGCTGTAATAGATTTTAAGACATCTGAAAAGATCAAACCTGAGAAGTGGTTGGAAAACTATTTCGTTCAGGAGACCTTTTATGCTGCTGCTTATTACGAACTAACAGGTATCCCTGTCAAAAAACTTATCACCCTTATGGTAACTCCTTCGGGTGAAGTAAAAGTATTTGACAAAAGAAACAAAGGGGATTATATTAAATTATTAGTAAGGTATATAAAAGAATTTGTATCCAACAACATTAGGTCTGAGAATGGAGAATGAATTAGAAAAGATACTGGAGAGTAAGTTCTTCTCATCTGCAGGATTTGCACAGGAGATTGAATCTCTTGTAAAGGATAATGAGAACATGAATTATATTGATGCTATCATTCATTTTTGTGATCAGAATGCTATTGATGTGGAGAATGTACCTAAACTTATATCTAAACCACTAAAGGAAAAGATTAAGTATGAAGCACAGGAACTTAACTTCCTAAAAAGAAGTTCTCGTGCTAAACTACCTATATAACACACTTCACAATTAAAAAAATGAATTTACATGAACAGATCGTAGAAGCTTTTAATACATATATTTCAGAATCAGAGAATTTTGAAGATAAAGGTGTTAAGGTTGCAGGTACTAGAGCACGTAAAGCTCTTGGTGAATTAACTAAACTTGCAAAGTCAAGACGTGCAGAGATTCAGGACAAAAAAAATAATTCATAATGCCAAGAATGAATACTCAGACTAAGTTAGTCTTTGCTCTTGAGCATGTAGCTCATCTACATGACCTTATAGAAGATAATGAATATGAACATTATCTAAATGATGCACTATGTACACTTGAATTTGAACTTGAGAGGCAGTTAGCAAATGAATTACAGAAAAAGAATCCCCAACTGGGAGAAAGAGTACAAGGAGATAGTAACAAGGACGTTATCAAAGAGGGAGTTGGAGTTATTGGACGGATCAAAGATTAGAGCCCATGAGGGTATGATCTATGGTGCGATGTATGCTGACTGGAAAGAACTAATACAGAATGAAGAATGATGCCTTTTGATGCATATCGTTGTTATCTCTCGTTAAAGAACCACTTTACTAAAGATAAGTATGATTATCATAAGTATGCTGGTAAAACCAGAGCAACAGTTCAAGCCTTTTATAAGAGGAAGGATAGGTTTTGGTTTGAGAAGTTTGCAAGAAAGAAGAATGATAAAGAGGTAGAAGAGTTTTTTGTTTCTAATTTTATTAGTAGTACTGATCCTAGTACAATGTGGATTGGTGATATGATAAAGAATGGAGAGGCACGGTATGTAGATTGGAAGAAGAAGGTTCAATCATTATCATATACTTTTAAGGAGGAGGCCAATGAACTCTTTGATGATCAGAAAGTTGATGATGTATTTGATTGTTCTAAAGGACATCCAAAAATATTAAAGAGTTATCTTGGTGGTAATACATCACTTGAAACTATGGTAATATGTGATAGAATACTTGAATATAGGAAGGATTTTGATAAACGATTGAATGATCCTGTGTGGGAAACCGTCAGTCGTAAAATAAAAAAGTATTCTCCCTTCCTAAATATAGATACACCCCGTTACAAAAAAATTCTGAAGGAGGTTATTATTAATGGCACTTGAAAATGCAGAAGTTTTGAAGAATCTAAAAGAACAAAAAGTTCAGATAGAACAAAATCTTGAAACACTTCGTGGTACTTATCAAAAAGTTCTTGGAGCAATTGATGTTCTAGAACAGATTGAAGAAAGTAAAGTTGAAACTGATGATACACCAACAGAAGACGAGGAAGAATGAGTTTCTTTGAATCCGAAGTAGTAAGAGCCGAACTGGCACATATTGGAGAACTCCAACAGGAGGTCTATGGTAATGCCTTTAAGTTTCCTAC